CTAAAAAGATTATCATCAAAAGTTTCTACTCTATATTGAGAAATCCCATTTAATTTTTCCGATACTTTAAATAAAGACTTAACATTATATGTTGGACCAACATTTAAAAACCAAGTATTGTGGATTTGTTTTGTACTTTCTTTCCCCAATGCTGTAATATTAACATTGTCATCTTCCTCATAAAAATAACTTTCTTCTCTATCATAACTAATATCTCCAAGAACACCCCTTACCCTTACTGTTATTATCTCATCATTATCATTGAATGAATATGCAAAATGATTATCTAATATATTAGTACCAGATTTTATATCCACTGGTAAAGTTAAGTTAAAAAATTGATTATCATTTTTTCCATTATATTCTACTTTAGTTAAAACACCATTATTATAAAACTCAATAAAACCAGAGTCATCAAATCCTAAAGTAGAGTCTACATCCAAATATGTTTGTCCAGCAACTGCATTATCAGTAACTTTTGTTTTGGCATGAACAGAAAAATTGAAGAATTCTATATCTGGATTATAGTCTAATGTTAATGAATAAAATTCTGCACCTTCACTAATAACAAGCTCTGATGTTATGATAGTAGCAAAAGCACTTTTCTCTACACCATTAACGTCTTCGAACAAGGTTCTACCAGCAAGATCCAGAGGATCTCCTTCATAAGGTTCAACAACAATTTTTCTTGTTACTCTAAAGTCAGCATCTGATGATTGAATTAGATAATCTCTTGGTTTTATTATTTTACTTTCTACACCCCATACAATATTGAATAATATTTCAAATGATCTATCAGTTCCCCTTGAAGAATAAAAATCCTTAATTCTAGATACTAATATTTTTTCATTTAATTCTTGATAAAAATCAATTTCTTCAAATCCAGGTGTGTATTGTGATTTGAATTTTTTATATAACTCAAATAAAAACAGAGCATTTAAATTATATACAACAGTATTTGCTGTATGATCTTTTTTAAATGAAGTGGAAAATTTGAAATTGTCTTTGGTATATCCAGTTATACCACTAAATCCTCTTTTACAACCCAAAAATTCAGTCTTTGTTTTTTTATCATAAAATATAATTTCATCATCAATTTTAATTAAACCATTTTTAAAAGGAAATCCATCAGTATTTGTAACACTAATTGAATTTGAATTTGCAACAATATTAGAAGATAATTCAGTGTAAAATACAAGTTCAGATATATTCTCTAGTTTTGTGTAATCATTAATATTATTGAGAATATTTGTTGGACCACCAGAGGACTCTAAAGACTTATAATAATCCTTTAAGAGTTGTATGAAGTCCGAATAAGACTCTTTTACGTAAGATGGTTGCTGATCTGTGACTAAATTTTGAATTTGTACTCTATTTTTCATGTCTTTATATTCTTACTAAGTCTTCGTTTAAGTAACTAGATGTAACTATATATCCTGATCCAGAAAGATCAGTTCCTGAACTGATAGTATCGTTTATTAAATTTACAGTTGAAGATGTTGTATCTAACTGTAGGTATAGGTCTTGTTTTCCTATAACATCATTTGATTCTGGAGTGGCTGATATTTCTATTATTTTATCTCCAGCAACATTTAATTTTGTGGTTGAGATTATGTTTAAGTAATTTAAATTAATCTCACCAGTTTTATAATTTATATTTCCTACCTTATTCTTTACTACTACTGGACTATTTTTTGACTGCAATTGGAATATAAAGAGATCCCCATTAACATCATCTATAGGTTTATCTGCCAGATACACCACTCCAGATATGTCACTGACAGTAAATCCACTTGATTTTATGTTATAACCCGTTTTTCTTTTTATATAGAAAGAATTACCAAAGCAAATTTCATACTGTGTAGTTGTACCTTCAGATATTTTTAGATCTCTTCTAATTAAAATTTTTGTAATATTTGATGTTATTGATTCTGACGTATCATCAATCAACTTTAAAAATTTACTGTATTTGAATCTAGATCCATAACTATTTAATTCTTTAGATTTTGAATATAATTCTAAGTTATTCTGTATCTTGTCCTTAATCGTGTTAGCATAACCTCGATTTATATTATAATAAACTGAAGAATTGTATTCAATATAAAGATATTTTAAATCAATAAATTCTGGTATGATTCCAGCAACCGAATATTTTTTTAATTTTTGTTTTAATGAGTCTTTTAGTAAATTTGATAGATAAGTTCCATTTCTAGGTTTTACAGTAATAAAGACTTTTCCATATTGTGGAGGATTTAGTTCTTCTCCACCAAAAACAGCAACTGATTCTGTTTCTGGATAAATTAAAGGAACTATAGTTTCATAATCTGACGCTGTTACTGCCCTATTTTGACTTGCATATAATCTAGGGGCGAATTTTTTTATTGATGATATTGATTCTATGGGTGATCCATAGTCACTAAATTCTATTGTTGTTAATATAGGAACATCGATATTAAGAGGATTTCCATTATTATCTGTTAATATTCCATTAAATTCAAAAGATCTAACTCCATTAGCAAGTTCTCCTTTAGTCTTAATATAAGACACTATAATAAAGTTTTTATCTGAAAGAGCACTGCCAAATGTCCCATCACCAAATATTAATTCATACTTACTATCTTCAATTTCATTGATAAAGAATACTTTATCTGAAGATTTTACATTTGTAATATTATCTGCAAATTTATAAATTATAGAATTGCTGCTAGTCTTGCTATCCCTTACAGTTACTCTTATTGTATTTGTATCTATGTTATTATTGGATAATATAAATCTTTGATTCTTACTTAATGAATCTACAGTAAAAGTCTCCTCAATATAGTTACCTTCAAAAATATCAACATCTTTAAATTCTGCTAATTTTCCAGATACTCTAGATCTAATATCATCTGGAATTGAATATACAAAACTATTTAAAAGTGATCCATCAGATGAAGAAGCTATAATTCCTTTTTTTACAACAACTGAAATCGGATTCTGATCATATTCTGTTAAATCGACATAAAAAGATACCCTTGCTTTAGAGCACCTAACGGATCTTGGCAAATAACCAATATTTCTTGCAATAGATACTACGTTTTCTCTTAAAGTTGCTCCGTCTAAGAATACTTCATTAGTCAACATATTAGCATTGTAAGAGCTAATATATGTGTTGTATGCTAAAGTATCTAAAAGAACTCTAAAATTAGATCCTTCAAAATCATAATCCGTAAATCTACCATCAGCTCTTAAAAAACTTTTGATAGATTCACGTATATCATTGAAGTCTAGTGATGATACGTTAACTAATGACATTTATCTTGTGGGTAGTAATATGAATGATAACTGCTGAGGAGAAGATTCAATGCCAATAATTAAATATTCTATATCCACATTTAGTTGGTTTAAATCATAATCTGGTATTACAACTACATCTAAAAGTTTTACTCTAGGTTCGTTATTTTTTATAACAACTTCAATTTCTCTTTTTACATCATTAACTAGATCTTGTGAAATATTCTCAAATAGTAAACGACTCAATAAAGACCCTATTTCTGGTTCAAAAAACTTCTCACCCTTTGATGTGAATACTAAATTTTTAATAGAGCGTGCTATCGCATCTTGATTTCTCAATACAACAATGTCTTTTGTTAAAGGATTTCTTTTGAGAGAAAGGCTTATATCCTTAAACCCAGAACTGACACGCTCTATTGGCATTGTAGTAGGTATAGTTATGCTTTATTTATACCTATTTTTTTACCATTCATGTCCCCAAGTAGGTTCTGTGCCATATGACCAATCATCATAGTCATTATCGTTACGAATTTTTTCGTGAATTTCATTTTGATGTTCAAAGTCATGCTTTTTTGGAGTGATATCATCTTCAACTATCTCCCTAAGCATTCTTTTTTCCGTATTTGATTGCAATTTTTTTGCTAATGAACCATAATCTGTTATTAATGCTTCGGTTCCCCACATTTCCATCATGTATTCTTGATTACGATCTGCTGGTTGTCCCATTTTTGCTCCTGATTGTTTAGATCAGAACTTTTTACGGGGTTGCTATCCCGTGATTTATGTCCAGTGATTGTTTGGTTGTTCCCACCAGTAATGCAAATCTTCTATATTATCATTATAGTATAGTGAAACCATATCACTTTGGAATTTACTATTGATATTTTCACATAATGCGACTGTATAATAGTTTTTTTCAGTATATTTTTTCATTATCTCTGTAATCCAGGTATAAGTTCCACCTTTAATTACACCTGCTTCTATCAAAACAAAGTTTTGCCAGTCTAAAACCCATTCAATATAGTTTAATTCAAAATTAATTTGATATTTTTTGGGGTCTTCGTCTGGAAATGGTACGTTTACCGCTTCAATATGAAAAATCTCCCGCCCCATTGACAATGAGTGCGAGAGATGTTGAGTTACAATACTTGAATAATCAGGAGAAACGCACAAGAAGCAAGTTTTACTTGGATGAATGTCCCAATTGGACATTTTAATCTTATACGTTAACTCCTGAATCAGTGCTAATTCTTTGTCTTGAGATATAAACTTCAAATTTTTCATTCTAATTTAACCCAAGACTATGTTTTATTTATTTTCCTTGACCCCTATACCGTTTACGTGCTGCATTACGGGATGATGCTGCATATTTGGTATGCTGCCCTTGCCCTTGACGAGTTTTTTTGGGTTTGGATTCAATTTTAGTGTTACCAGAAGTCCTACGAGTTGCCATAATTTTTAATCAAATAAAGGATCAAGTTCAATAAGTTCAGGGTCAATGTCTGCACCTGAATAAAATTGCTCAGATAGGTCTTGTATTATATCCGAGCAATCGTCGAATGAGAGGTTTTTGTAAATTACTCGACCATTATAGCATAAGTTATAACGGCCTTGTGAATTACTCATCAAATTACGCGAGTCTTTTCGTGTCCAACACGAATACGAGGATCGCACCAAGTCTCAATACCTGCTTCCTTTGCATCCAGACAGAAGGACACGTCCTCTCCACACATATCCTGAACTGCTCCAGATTCAAAGACTTGCATCTTAGGTGCGAACCAGGGGTACTCAAGACGCTCAAAGACGCCATGACGAATCATAACCCATCCAAAACCTGTATAATCAACTGTGAATGGTTTACGACGCTTCGAGATGCTCTCCACAGTCTCGTGATTCATCACCCCACCATTACGGCGGAAGTCCTCTTCGTCCAACCAGTGGGCAACCGAGGTGGTTTGCCCATCCTCAGTAGCATACCAACCAGCGACAATCTCTCGCTCATCCTGAGCATTACCGTCTTTATCTGGTCCAGGTACTGCAAGATCGCACAGTTGCCAGAACTTTTGACTATTAAAAACAATGTCATTATCAATCCAAAGTTGATAATCATACTTCAATTTGCCGTCCCAGGGAATTTGATTGGGTCCGCGCAACACGTTTGCACCAAGACACTTACAACGTGCAAAGTTAACCATCGATGAGTAGTCCTGTGAGATTTGGATACTCATGTTGTTTTGTACAAGGTCAAAGCATAGTTGCACAAAACTCTTTAGGAATGTATAAGAACAACCGCGCCCAGGCAGACAGAACACAATGCTCTTGCCTTGCATACGCTCTTTAATTGCATCATAATCCCAGTCTTCCTTCGGCGCAGTCGGTGCTGCTGCCTTTACAGTAAATCCTTTTGCCATTTTAGAATAATTCTCTCAGATCAATTTTAACAGTTTATATGTAGCAAGTCAATATGAAGATTCTGCCACCAT